AGTACGTTAACGTGGTCTAATCCTGCTGCCCTTGCTGCCCTCGTACGGTGATGCCTTGAAACTATCTCCACGCCACGGTCTGTGAGTACACAGTATGGAAGTTGCTCCAGCGTGCCACGCTTCTCGATGTTCGCAACAAGCTGATTAAACTTTGCGTCGTCCATTATTCGCGCATTGATGTCTTGCTCCCTGAGCGAGTCGAGACTGCACTTAGCAATGCACATCCCGTCTTCAAGTTCGGCGATAACGCTTACGCCTTCTGGCGTTTCCTCTGCCATGACTCCTCCTTCTGCGCCCACTCAACGAGGCACTGACGGTATGTTCTGTCCTGCACTGCGGTCTCGTATGTGAGCTTAAATCCGCAGCGATTGTCCTTATCCTTGCTGACTAGCTTCATTAGTCCGCGCATTTCCTTGGACTCTTGATGCTTAGTGAGCATGACGGTTCGCACACGTTTTATACGTGCCATATACACGTCGTCGAACTCCATACGGATAGCTCTCTTCTGCATCGCAAGGGTATACATTAGTCTGCTGAGTCGCTGTCCGGTCGGCGCACACATGCCAAAGCCAAGAAATGCCGCGTCGGTATCTCCCAACGTCGTCGCCATTTGCACGTACCCGAAGATACCCACAAGGTAGCCGTCAATTATCATCGCGTACCCGGAGCTTGATTGCGACGGCGTAAAATTGTGAGTCCACAGTTTACGGTAGTACCGGATATGCTCGCTGGCAGCCTTAACAACCTCTACGCGGCTTTTTGCAGTTACTTCATAATCTGCGGGAATAATTGGGTATTTCATCGGCGAAGCTTTTGCCGCGTTTTTCTTCGCTATCCCTCTGCCAAGCAGCTCGTCTATCTTCTCCGGATCACTTGCCACAAGGTACATATTCATGCCGGGTCTTCCTGCTTGTCTGCCGTACACAGGCGTTCCCACATGGTGACCGCTCTCAACTTCCTCGTAGATAATAAGCAGACTATCCGTACCCTTAACAGAATCAAGAAGGTCTTTATACCCCTCGGGCGGACTGAAGACGTTAAAAGTCGGCTCGTCCCAGCACACTGCTTCGTCTATTGCGCGGTAGAACCTCTCATAACCGCCGCTATATGTCGGACACATACAAAGAATGACACACTTCTGTCCCTTGACGGACTCTATGTGGTCGAACATATCCATATCGCGATATTTAAGGTGTGGGATGCGCTCCTTGATTTCATCCATGCGCTCTCTGACGCCTTCGCGTATCTGTTCCTGGCGGCGCTCAAAGTCTATGAGCATAGCTTCGCCGTACACGCTTCCAGCCTTGCCAACAAGCTCTGCGCGTTTAATTTCCATCATCGCATCGAGCGGGTCTGTCACCTTTGAGCCGTCTTCCACTCGCGTGATGTCCATATCCTCGATGCTGCGGCCTTCCACGTATCTTCCGAGGATGCCCGAGAAAAGCGTAATATCGCTCGCTTCGATGTCCTCGAAACCACAGTTTGCCGCAATACACGACATCGCCAAGCCGCCGCTACAAGGCTCTACTACCTTTTCGTACCCTGCCTCTTTTGCGGCTTTCAAGACCGATGCCACGAACGCCTTGTCTTCTTGGGATAGCGTCCCTACAAACAAGGCGCCCGGATTCTGTCCGAACGCCATAATTCAACCTCCAATAAAATGGTCCGGGAGCATGGGAATTGAACCCACGAACCTCGAAGCCCCAAGCCTCGCGCTGAACCCTTCAGCTTCTCCCGGATATAACTTCATTGTAATCATAATAGCGACATTTGTAAACGGTCGGCAATGATTTTTGCAGGCTCCCATTCCACGACTTCTATACCGTTCTCATTAAACCACTCAGCCGTGACGTGTCTGTGACACTCCTGAGCATCTTTCTCGTAGCACATAAGAGCAACAGCCTCTGCCTTCCTCCCGTCCCATATCGCCTTCGCAATTTCCTCGGGGTCAAGGCTTTCAAGCATTTCACGATAGCTTGTCCAGAACCGTTCTAGTGGCATCTGCATCATTGGCCACGTCGGTGCGAGTCTGTCCTCCGCCCTTCCATTAAACCATTTCGGCTTACCTCGGCATATCGCCACAGGCTCCACGCCTTCCTTTGCAAGCTTCTTTGCGTTCCCCCAATATGACGTGTAAATTCTCATAACCCTGCCTTCATGTTTGTGATTAGTTGATGTCTTAATTATAGCAGAATAGCTGGCTCATGCACTATTTTTTAGCGCACTGACCAGCCATTTTGTTAGACTTTTGTTTCTCGTTTAGATAAGACCCCACTCCGCAAATTTCTCGAAGCCACCCTTCTCACCGATGAACTCACGAGCAGTCTCTACAATCTCTGTGTATGGAATACCGTTTACTTTGGCGTCTCCGATTGCGCAAGAATACTCGACTGGATGGCCAAGCTCCTGAGCCTTAAGAAATGCGTAAATATTCACGCTTACGTCTGCCTTGCTGAGGTCTTTGCCGTGCAAACCGCCGCCAGTCACGGCGTCTCCCATATCAGAGCCGAGCTTACGATTAGTTGCGCCGGAGTCAACATTCGTTCCGCCAGTCCAGTCTCCAAGTGGATTTACCCTAGCAACATAACCGTCAATAGTTAAAATACTGCTCTCACCCGCGTTGCTCTGGCAAACAATAAGACTGTTACCATCGATTATGTACTTACCATCTGTTCCATATTGCTTATAGATTCGTTGTGCGATATTTCTGAGGTCTCGCTGCTCGTTCGTTACTGGGCATCCACGGAATACGCCATTATCGCCACACTTGAATCCCTCGCTCTGATTATCCGCGAGGTGTGAATCCTGTGGGAATTGCCTGAGTCTCACATACAATGTGTTAGATGACTTTTCGCCGGTAATTCTGCGCACTGCTGACTCCACAGCGCGTTCATCCAACATTACAGACGTCTCAGCAATGATGTTGCACTCGCCGTGACCGATAAGAACCTCCACCGCGATTTTTGGGTCTTTCTCCTGCGCGTAAGCCATGTCAACGATTGCTCCCGCGATTCTGTCCGCCACTTTGTCTGGGTGGCATGGGTTAACTTTCTCGAACATTAAAACCTTCTTTCGCTCTCGATAATCTTCTTGAGCTGCATTAGCTCACTCCTCATTATATCAACGGATCGTAAAATTTCTGATACGGTATGACCCTCGCCACGTTTCTCCGACCACGTAGAGCCATGACTTCGCACCCACTCTTCGTGTGCTTCGGTCTGTTCAAACAATCTCTCGGCCATGTCGTGAATCATACGCGCTCTATCTGTGTTTCTCATTTCTCCACCTTGCTGTCTGCTTCGATTTCTTTCTTGAAATCTGCCCTGAACTTATCAAACAGTTGATTAGTTAGAACCATACCCTCGTCAATACCATTCCATGTGTTACCGTTTGGCCCCATGTCTCCACCGTGCTCGATGAGGTCATAAGCGAAGCGGTCTACAGCATCACCATTCTTAAGCGCCCCAACCCATACTAACCACTTTAGGTCGTGTTCGTACATCGGTTCTATAAGGTCGGCTAGGCAAGCGAACAGCTCGCCGTACCGGCGCTTGCGCACATCTCCAAACACAGCTTTCATGACGTACCAAATTGGGTTAGTGTCTCCGAAATCGAAGCCGTCCGCATACTGTCTCAGCCTTGCCGCTACTTTACGGCGCTCCTCAGGTGTAATGCTACTCATCGTTATCACTCAAACGCTCTAGCTCGCCACAGATTGCCAATAACTCATCGTAAAATTTGCCAGTCCTGGAGTCATCAAGGGCATCTACAACATCGGTGTTCTCTAATACATCCCTAACACGCTCGGCAAGTGATTCGATTGTTGCAGGCTGTTTATGTGTGAGTCCAGACGGTAGAAACCTGCCATACTCACCATCTAGAAAAGTGTCAATAATAACGCCGTTACTCTTAAAGCTAATATCGCTTACCACCCATTCACTGCCACAATCGTCAAATACCGTATCTCCAATATGGATAACTTGACCGTCTTTATCCAGCGGTAACTCAACCATGTTTGACGTGTCGCATAGGTTGGAAATAACTTTTTCAAGTTCTTCAACATCTTCATCAAGCGTAATTCTTGTAGTCGTATTGTGTCCTGTCACGGCTCTATAAAAGCTGTAATAGTCTGTATCGCCACAGTAGTTCAGCCTCTTAGCGATACCCTCACGTTCTTCTTTAGTCAACATCGTTACCCCTTTCAATTAAAAACGACACGTCGTCGCTGTATAGCAGATAAAACACAAGAACTAGCGCGGTAAATACAAGAACGTCATACGCAATAATGAATGCAGTTGGATCTCCTCCTGTCGCAATCACGACAATACAAGCAAATACAAGCGCGCAAAACGTGAATTTAATCAGTGTTTTCATTGTCACTATTCCTCCTTTTCAGGCACATCACAAAGGTCAATAATACGGGCGAGAATTTCGTTACGATATTCCTCAGTTGAAGCGTTATTTGGAATTGGTCTGCCGAATAAACCTCTATAAAGGCTTACATAATTCACTTCGTCGCAATTCTTAAGCCTGTTAACGATTTCCTCACGAATTTGTTTGGCTACCATCTCAGCTTCCTAACCTCATTTATCCTTAGATGTATGCGTATTCGCAGTCGATGACCTCAAACGACTTCCAGCAGTTTTCTTTGTTGTTGCGCTGGAACCAGATTGTATCGCCATCAACTTCGATTGCCCTATCGTTGACGATTGCGCACTTGATATCCATTGATGCGAGCTTCCAGTAGATTTCATTGCAAAGTTCGCTCACCTTGATTTTCGAGGTTGTTTCGTTTGCCATTTCCTTAATGATTTCTTTTGCGTTCATTTTGTCCTGCCTTCCATTTAGGTTGGTTTGTTTTACTTGATGATATTATTATAACTCAAGTGTTCATACTTGTGAATAGTAAATAGAAAAAAAGGACAAGAATTTTTACACGCTCAACGTTCTTCATTTATTCTTCACAGTTACTTACTGTCTTTGCTCAGAATGTCGTAGATTGCATCCGAAATAATCTCCGCAACATTGCCCTCAACAGCCTTTTCAACGGCTTTGAGTATCATCTTCGACACCTCACTACGCAACTTCTCAGCTTCCTCGTCAATAACTTTCTGCGCCTCTGTCTTCTCCTCTACGCCCTTCCGCCAACTGTAATTGGTGCCAATAATGTTATAGACGCTAATATCCTTAATAGCCGCACGTACTTTCTCTTGGATGTCATGAATCATATCGCCGTCGAGTTCGTCCATACAGTCTTTGAACACGTCACTTGCTACTTTTGCCACAAAGTCACGATAGTTGTTAAAATCGAAATATTCTCTAACCATCCCACGGACATACCCACGTATCTCGTCCTCGACAATATCCTTAATATCTTCATCGTCAAAATATCGCTTAATTTCTATAGTTGCTTCCATTGACTCTACCTGCCTTTCCTGTCAAACCTGCTTTTTTTCACTTCGATTTTCAGCTCCGGATGGCGCTCTTTGAGCCACGCGCCGATGAAATGGGTTAGCGTATTGCTGATGCCATACCTCCGCTCGTTGCCGTCTTCATCCACGAACGGGACAGCGTTGAGTTTAATTCCACTTTCATATCTCAATTTTTCGACAAGATATTTCGCCGACACCCTGCCTGAAGTCCAACTGACGCTCCTGGCTTGATGTTCGATATACTCCATCGCTTCCGGATTTCGCTGCTTCCACATCATCCATAATTCACGCACGGCGTCCGGATCAAGCGGGTAGCGATACCGCTTCTCCGCGTTCATAACGCTCCCCACGCTCTGCGTGTAGTCTTCTACGTCAATCATCGCTACTCCTCACTTTCACCGAACGTCTCTCGGAACACGGGGTGTCGGCACATAGCATCCTCATACTCCTCGTCCCAGCCAATCGTGTAACAGCTCACAGTCATCTTCCGCCCGTCCACGTTAATGCAGTACAGGAACTCCAAATCGCCATGGACTGCGCTCGGTGGCTCCATCTCATACGTACAGAGCGCCGACAACTTCTCCAAGAGGTACTGCGACCAGCTCTTACGCTCACTATCCTTCTGGTAGCTCGCGCAGATTGTCTTGAGGTCTTGCCCCATTCCCTCAGGATATCCGTCGCAGTGACGATAGAGTCGGAACACCTCCTCAAGTGGCTCGCCATACTCCCAACGGTTCTTCTCGTTTACGATTAGTGCGCATCTTGTACTCATTACTCAGCAACCTCCTCGAAATCAGACCCACACAGTGCTTTGCAAAACTCGTCCATTGTTCCTTCAAATATCTTCTTTCCACCAAGCTTTGAGCCTTCTCCTGCGTAGATTGCGACGATATTTTTACTGCCATCTCCTCGCATTTCGATACTGAACGAACCCGCATAGCTCTGAACGGATGCCATTATTCCGGACTTCTTTGAGCCTTGCCTTGCTGCTGTGGTCTCTCTGTTTCCCTTTACTTGACCGTAAAACGTTGCCATTTTTTCCTGCCTTTCGGTGGTTGAGGTGGCGCCGATTTGCCCCGGCGCCTTAGGCTTTGAAAATACATATTGTGTGAGACTTCAAATGCTGCCAGTTCGTATGCTTCTGCCTTACCGCGAAGAAAAGCAGCTTCCTCAGCGTCTTCAGCCATTGCAGCTTCGGTTTCAAAAGCGTCTGCGAGCTTTGCGAAGTAGTCAGCCATTTCGTCCTTAGTTCTGTAGTTCTTTGTTTCCATAATGTCCTGCCTTTCATTTGGTTGTTTTTATTTGATGATGTAATCATAACACAAGTGTTCATACTTGTGAATAGTTTACGCAAAAAAGTGGACGGATTTTTACTCGTCCACAGTTACTTCATATTTACTTTACGCGTTTCCAGCCGCGCATCCTGAGCGCCTTAGAATATTTAGTCGGCTCGTCACAGAGAATGTACTCCCAATGCCCTGAACGAATCGTTCTCAGGCCAAACTCATCGGACGGCTGTCTGCTCTCGACCCAGCGAAAATGTAGGCGGTTTTGGTGCGCGAGACCGTGACACCCGGAAGCGTTGCCTGAGCCGCACAATGTGATTGTTGGCTTTTCAAGCTCCAACCCGTGACCGTCGTACATTTTTCCGGCGCCTCTGCGCACAATGTGGTGTTGATTGAGCGGCCACGTCTGCCCGCAGATTGCGCAGCGGTGCATCTTGATTGACGGCTTGCCCATCATTGGTTGAAGCTCAAGCGCCAGCGTCGTCACCTTAGCCACGGCGAATCAGGTATACGGTCGTACCCTCACGCCTCACAGCGGACTTTCCTTCGGACGCCTTGATAACCTTGCTCAGTCCGTTCTGCACTCGCTTTGCTTCCTGGAGCGTCTCACACTCTTTGGAGATGCACTTCTCGACGCTCTCTTCGAACGACCCCACGAGAAGCGCGTACCTCTCGGTCTGTGACATTGGCGCCGACGTCGCCTTGAAACCCATATCGAACTCTCCCATATGCCTATAACCTCCTGTAGCCAGTTTTGCGGTATTTTCGCCGCTTTTTTGAATAGTTACTGTATTAGCCATATTAAAGCTCCTTAAAATGCCTTAGAAATCGTCCTACAGGAGCTTTTGCGGCTTCAGTTTCAATACCTCGCAGATTCGCTTGAACATGTCAGTTCGAGGCTCGCGACGGCCGTTGACGATATTGCTCATTTGACCGTACGAGCAACCAACCTGACGGGCAAGTTCATTCTGTGACATATCACGCTCTGCGAGTGTAGACTTCAGTACTTCGGTGTTCATTCATTCCTCCTTTGTCTTTCCTGCTTTGATTATTTACCGACGTGAACATTATAACGCATTCGTTCACGCTCGCAAACATTATCCAAGGCCAAGGTCTTTTTTCATTTCTTCATATTTCTCAGCAGTCGCACGCTTCCTGCCAGTATCAAACTCAAGCGGTAGGCACACCTCAAGGATGCGGTTATACGTACGCTGCGATGTGATGTCGGGTGTCTTGTAAAGCTCCTGCCTAGTAAGATTCGTACTCACGACCATCGGCTTACGCTGTTGATATCGTCCATCCACAACCGCGTAGATAAATTCATGAGCATACGACGTACTTCTCTCCGCCCCGAGGTCGTCCAGAATTAGCAAGTCACATGACAGAAGATTTCTTAATTGCTCCTCGTCTTTGAGGTTTCTGGCAATGATGAGCTGCGGCACGGAGCGCATAACGACCTTTTTACCCTCCTCTATCATCGCATTAGCTATGCAACAGCTTGCGAACGTCTTACCACCATCTGGCACTCCGAACATGAGAAGTCCATAATCGACGCCATCTACGCATCTCTTTGCGTATCTTCGACACACATCCATTTGTGCCTGTCCGTGCTTGCCATCGTCGGACTCGAAAGTGTACCCTCTCATTTCACTCGCGGTAAACGCTGTACTGAGAAGCCTTTCAGTTCGAGCCTTGCGCTCCCTCGCTTGCTCCTTTAGACGCTCCTCGTCCTGAGCCTCCTCCTGGCACTTACACATGCAAGGCATGAGCTTTCCATTAACCATGACTGCCCTCGGTGTATGGCAGTCTGGACATGTTGGCATACCGTCCACTACCGGGCACCCATCCCAAGCCTTCCTAGCAATTTCTCTGATGAAATCCATACCTCGCTCCTAAAACGGACAGTCGGCCATGTCGATAACTGGCGCTTCTTGCAGGTAACCTTCAAACTTCGAAGCTCTGAACAGCGTCTCGGGTCTTAGGTATTTCTTCATCTTCGGATCTCTGCTCCAATCCGCCACTTTTGCGTCAATTACCCGCCTACAGTCATCCACGGTGTACCCCTCATTGAGTCGTGCGCCTATCGCTTTTCGTGTCGCATCAGCCTTCGGCTTGAAGCTCTTCCCTGTAAGGTCGTTGAGATATGCCACAATTTCCTCCACCTTTGCGCTCGTGTCGTCGTGGGGGGTTATAGGGGGTTCTTCTTTGGTAGTCATTTGGTAGTCATATGGTATAGGTTCGACTTTGCAGTCAAATCCATTTGACAAAAAAGTCAAATGGATTTGACCGATTTCGCAAATGGACGCACCCTTCGCGGTGACCGTATACCACTTTGTTCGGTCGTACGCTGCGTCGTTAAAGTTTCCGGTCATCACAAGACCTTCGGACTCTAGTTTATTCAGCGCCGTGCGTATTTGTCTCTCTGTGAGATATGGAAACTGCTCCGCGTACGCTTTCATTGAGTTGTACGTCCAATAATGCCCATCATGCTCGTTCTTGCCATTCGTAGCATTCTTCTCTACCCAGTAGCAGATATTTTTGAACAAAACGGCAGCATTCACTCCAACCAATTTCGCGACTTCAGCGTCAAAAGCGTTAATCATAGCTACCCCCAAAAAAAGAAAGACCCCGCTGGGCGGAGGTAACGGCTCCTACCCTGCGGGGTTCTTTATAACATTCATTCTACCAGATGCCGTTACCATCCAATAGGGTTATTTTAGCACCTTCAACAATGGTTATTCATTACCATCGCCTAGGGTTTCAAGTTGCTCGGCGATATCTCCTAGCTTGAGTAAATCGCTTAACGTCACCTCGCCCTCATCGTTTAAGATGTCTTTAATCTGTTTAGCTAGTGATTTAGCCGTCGCAGTCTCCTTGTGATGTAGGCTACTTGCAAGCCTATTCGTTAGCACTGGCCTTGAGTTGAGCAATCTAACAATACTTTTACAAGCACTATGCATTACATATCCATCAACACGGTACTTTATATGATTTTCATCGTACACAATATCACCGATACGAATGATTTCGCCATCTCTGTCCAGCGGTAACTCAATCATGTTGGACGTATCGCAAAGGTCGAATAGACGAGTAAAAATTGCGTCAACGTCTTGTTCATATGATGTTGTGGTTGGCAATTCCTCACCAATAACCGCATAGTATAAGTCACCTAAGCCTTCGCATCTACTCAATCTCTCAGCGATTGCGTTACGCTCTTGTTTAGTCAACATTGTTAATCAACTCCTTATAGTGTGAACAAAATACACAAGCTGAGCAATAATCACGACATTTTGGATCATCGCCCGGACGATGTTCGATATAGAACTTGTCACCTTCCTGCTCGACGCGCTCCTGAGCCTCCTCCTCTGAGTCGTACAGCTTGACGGCGGTCTTACGACCTTCCTTCATGACCGCCCACTTATCGGCCTTATGCCAACGCTCCTCCTCGGTACACATCGGCAGCTCGTCATCTGGCAAAGCCTCAGCACGCTTGATTTCCTCGAATCGTCCACGTAGCCACTCGCCACACTCCGCAATTTCCTGCTCGCTAAAGTCCCAGCCAATGCGGTACACAGGATGCTGCGGGTACGTGTGGTCTGCCTTCGCTTTGGTCTTTGAGTGGTCTTTCAACATCGCGACGATTTCACCGCGCTTGGCGTCGAACCCAATCGCACGAAGCATCCACACATAGCAGAGCGTCTGGCGCTTCCAATCGTCGAACTCGCCAAATACAACCTTCCACGCAGTTGCGGTCTTGTAGTCTGTAACGGTTCCGGTCGCGTCGTCATACAGGTCAAAGATACCGGACAATTCATAGCCGTCGCCCATGTCAACGCTGAACCAGTTTTCCTTGAGCTGCTCGGTGGTCTCCTGCGAGTTCTCTAGGATGCTATGAACAGCACTTCCGAAAATCGCCCAAACCATGTCAGCCGCATCCTGTTCGATTTCGTCATCATGTCTACGCTGCAAAATTGCTTCACGGACGCCTTTTAGTACAGATGTCACGCTGTAGCGTTTCGGCGTGTACTTGTAGTCTGATGTTGCAGCGTCCACGAACGGCGCTGGCAGATTCAGTTCATTAGTAATAATCATTCTGTTACCTCCACTATTTCGACTTCGATACGCTCCTCGCATCGCGTCCTCGGATTCTTTCTCACTTGCAAATGCACAACCTGTGTGTCGTCGCGCCATGCCACACCATTTAGAGCATCAAGAACGCTTTTGGCAATGTTGCCGGCGTCTGGTTTAACGGTGTCAGGCTCACTTACTACTCGCTTCGGTGTTCCTTTTGGCAATGCCCGGAACGTATGAATAACAACTGCCAGTGCTCCTTCATGCATTCTGCCGCATTGCCTTCGATACTCGTCGGCTATTAGCCTTTCATACGCTTTTCCTCCGCGTGGTTGGTAGGCTTGTGGATGCCCCGCCACGACCCTAAATTTCGGGCGGGGTTTTCCCACAACTTTGCCAATGACGGTGAATTTACTCCTCATCGTCTTTCTCTGTTTCACTGCTCAGGAAATCATCCATAGCTTCTTTTTTCTTTTTCTCGTACTCTGCCTTGAGTTCCGCTTTGCAAATCTCCTTGAACTGTACGACGCTCATAAACTCAGGTACCTTTGTTAGCTTGTCCTTGAGCCATTTCTCGTAGCTCGTGACCTTAAGCTGCCCGTCGTCGCGGGTTACGTTCACTCTACGCCAGTAATCAAGAGCATCATCAACAATTTTCTCGCGGCCAAATTGCAAGATTCGCGCTTTAATTCCTGCCAGTGGGTCATCCCCTTTCGGAGCAGTAATCTCACTCACCATGCCAGCCTTGAGTTTCGCGTTCTCGGCTTCTAGCACATTGATGCGGTCATAGACTTCAAGAACTCCCATAACCATGTCGTTGCGCTCCATTTTGTCCTGCCTTTCCGCCCTTCCGGGCAATCCTTGGAAAAGTCCTTTTCTTTTCCATGTCTTAATTATAGCATAAGTGTTTACGTGTGTGAATAGTAATTACAAAAAAAGGCAGGTTTTTTACGCCTGCCCAAGTCGCTAATATGCTGTAGCCAAAACCTCGCCAGTCTCGCGGTCTACGACACTCGTTCCGCGAACCTTCGCAACTACGTCGCTGAGAGGAAGCTCAGCCTGGCCGCGATGAACCCCGAGAGCTACCACCTCGCCAACCGCTTTTGCAAGCTCTGGCATCATTGAGATGTCTTCCGGATCAAGTTCAAACTGCATAACGGTCTTACCGGTCTTAACGTTCATCGCAACGAACTCTGCACGCACTAGCATGTCCTGCATTTTCTTCTCCTAACTATTCTTTTCCTAAAATGGAATATCCTCGTCATAAATACCATCGCCATTCATCGCGCCGCTTGCTGAATAGCTAGCCTCGTCGTTCGTGGTGCCACTCGTCCCCTTGCTCTCAAAGTGGATATTATCGACGGTAACTTCTATTTTTGAACGGCTTTGACCGTCCTTCTCCCAGCGGTTCTGGTGGAGCTTGCCGGTGATTGCGGCATAAACTCCCTTCCGCAGGTAATCGCTCACCGACTCTGCACGCTTGCCAAACATTGTACAGTCGATGAAGTTTGGATAATCCTCCCACTTATCGTCCTTCTTGCGGCTTTCATTGACAGCAACCGTAAACGATAGCACGGCGGTTCCTGCCTGCGTGTATCGAAGCTCCGCGTCACGCGTGAGATTGCCGCCAATAGTTACGCTGTTCAATCCGTCCATGTTCTTTTCTCCTTAGCTCTTCGCAATCCAATTTGCAAGGATATTGGCGGCACAAGCCGTCTGCTCCTCGCTATATTCCAATGTTCCTTCGACGACTCCGAGTGCTTGCATCGCCTTTGTTTTATTCAGCGCAGCAATGACGTCATCGACCGTCTTGCTCTTCATCTCAGCAAACTTTGTCAGGTTAATGAGAAAGTCGTCGCCTGATGCCGCTGCTGGCTTCTGTGGTGCCGGTTTACGGGACGATTGTGACCCTCTCTGCGTTGTTGTGCTACCGCGTGATGTTTGAGCCTTAGAACGGCTTTCAGAGCCTCGATTGTCCATACCATCGACCTCCTCGCCGGAATCGATAGCAAACAGTCCGCACATTGCGTACTTGCGGGCGTAACTTGACGACAGTCCGGTCACTTGAGCTTCGTCCATGCCCTTCTTTTCATTTGCTTCACGTGCCCATGAAGTCACAGATACCTCCTCATCGCATCCGAAGGCATAAAACGTCGCGGTAGCCTTGAGGTAGAACCTGCCCTCAATAAAAACGATGTCGTCGGTGAGGTAATAGCCGCACTCGTATTTCTCACATAGCGGCTTTAATGCAAGGTTGATACTTTCAAGATTGCGGAACTTGTACTTTCCAAAGCTATTGTACTGGTCTTTTGGTACGTTCAGCTCGCGCTGCACCTCCGCCAATACTCGCCTTACATTCTTCTGTTCTGCCATGTTTAACCTTCTTTACCTTCCTGCCATTCTTGGCAATCCTTGGAGGGTTCGGTTTCCCTTCCATAACTTAATATTAGCATAAATGTTCATACTTGTGAATAGTAAACGCAAAAAATTAGTGAGCAAAAGCACACTCCACAATGACTTCATATATAAAAACGCCCCCTCGCGTATTGGAGGGGGCATATTGAGTTTGATTTATGCTAGGCCGGACAAATATCCTGACTCGTCAACCTTCACGGTGACGGTTCCCGTAATCCTATGACCGTCTGCATCAAAGGCGCAGAGCTTTCTAGCTCCGACCTCATAGACACAATCGGCAACCATCGCACCATCTTCGGCAAAGTAGTACCAAATATCGCGACCGTCTCCGTTATCGTGGTACCAACCTGTGACCATGCGACCTGTGCTGTCGAGATAGTACGCCTTACCGTCGCGCTCCACCTTGCCGGTGAGCATATGGCCATCTGGTGCAAGAAGATACCAGCCGCCTTTATACTCAATCCATTTATCGGCAACCAGGGCGCCGGAGTCGTCCATATACCACCACAGCTTTTCGCCGTCCTGCCAAGCAGCACACACCCAGCCTGTGAGCATCCAACCGGATTCATTGAAGTAGTACCACTTATCACCGACTCGATACCAACCGACCGCATACTCACTTGCACTCTCGCCTGTCTGGTACCACCACGATCCTTTGCCGTTGGTGTGCCAACCGGCTTCAGAGGTTGAGCGTGTTCCAGTCATAACCTCGTACCAGTAGCAAACTCGCTCCATGAAGTGAGCGTTCTGGCTTCCAGCAAGCTCGCCAGGGCAAGCAGTGGCCACAATTTGTTTGTGAGGGCGGACGTTACCGCCCCACTCTGGATAGCCGAGTCCGTATTTAACAAGTAATGCTGCTGTAAGATGTGCGCCGCTCTCCAAGGTTGCTTCTGAGACAGTCCATGGATTACTTGAGTTGTTGGCATGTTCGATAGAGATACTACGCTGGTTTTCTACGTAACGCCCGACTGCGTAAGCTGTATCGCTCTCGTAAACGTGCTGAGCAACTACGCCGTCGCCATCAACGGAATAATGAGCGCTGACGTTACCATTTGCTGACCACATTGCGGCAATACTGTACGGTGAAGAGCCGACAGATGCTTCATGGTGAATGGCAATATATTCAACATGATGACCTCCACGCCCTGAATCGTATGAGGTCGTTGGCGCCCAAACGTCGGCAGTAATCTCTCCGGAGAAATCAGCCATTACTCGCCTTCTTTCAAAAGTGGACTAGCGCCGTCCTTGACCTCTGGAATACCTGCAACAGAGGTGAGCAGTGATACTACAGCCGCGAGAGCTGCCGCAGAAGCAACGGCCACCCAGTCAACTCCCGTGATGCCAATAGCGTTGGTGCCGATGAGTGCGACGGCAGTCTGAGCCGCCGTCTTGATTGCGCGAATTGCCGCAGCCTTAACCCATGTCTTCATAACAGTTCCTTTCTAAACGAATAACAATTCTTTTATTTCGTATGCGCCTGTTCTAGGCGCTCCAGTCTTCCCGCCTGTGTGCGGGTCACATCCTCTACCACCGCAAGACGGGTGTCGTGAACGCTAAGCGTGTCACGTATGTTGGTAATTGTTTCATCTGTTCGCGCCATGTAAGCTGTGAAAGCTTTCTGCGTGTCGTCTATGTCGCTCTTGAGTTGCTTCACGCCTTCCTCAATACGTACCAGCCGCATCGCGTCTTCCTGACTTGCGCGATTCATCGCTTTGGCGCCGTTTATTAACGTAAGCACCATTCCAAGAAATGAAACCGCCGCAACAATCTGCTCAAAGGTTAAAGGATTCATAACCTCACCTCCTACTCAAGAATCTTCGGAATGACGGGAACAACGCCAGAACAATAACCGCTGTCATAGTTATAGAGGTACACGTGACCGTCACCACCGCCCGCTGCGCCTAGCCACATTTTAGCAGTATTGTTTCCTTGCTGTGTCGCAAGTGGATAATATCCATCCTTCGCTGGCAGCAGATTATCGGGAATCTGTGTTGGAGTTGTGTAAGTCGGATAACCTCTAGCCATCCAACAATCAAGGTACATAAACCCGCTTCGTACACAATATCGAACCCTAACCCATGGATTATTAACTAGGTCAGTCCACGGTACGAACTTCATAAGCTTTACAAGGTCTGCCGTGTTAATTGACCCAACACCATGAGGTGAAGAAACGCCGATTTGGTCAGGCATAATATCAATGTCTGTACCCTCAAAACCGCCGTTCTTCTTGTGCATTGTCCTCAAAAATACCTTCGGTGAGTCTATATAGACCATATTTTCGGCTTCAAAATCGAACACACTCGATGAAAGTGCTGTTGAGTTATAGCCAAAGTCACGAATAAACCCCGATGTAATGCGCAAATCGCCGCTCGACAATTTAACGCCATGCTCGGAAAATGACGCAACCTCCGCATTATTCTTCTTGAGCGACATACCCTGCGCGTTAATGGTCGTATGCATACCGGTCTTAGAACCGACGTGAGCGCCCTCGCTATCGTGAGAAAAAGAGTTATTCAGTTCTTCTACGACTTTCTGTGTATTGTCAGCAGTTTCTACTGCTTGCTCAGCCTTAGCCTCTATAGCATCGACCTTCTTCTCAATGAGCTTCTTGAGTTCTTCAACTCCTTGAGAATTACTCCCGTGTTCGATGGCGACTCTCTGATGAGTGCTCTCAGGTGAAACATTATGCGCCGGGGTGCCGTCTTCCTTGCAAGCGTCATCCTCTGCGGTCGCCCATACTTCAATGCTTTGTGCTGTTGGTAGTGGTGGAGTCGAAACAATACCTGGCTTCGTAAGAGTTCCAATCACAGACGACTGACCACCAACGCCCATATAAACTGTGACGTTATAGAAATCTGCCGGAATCTTATCCTCAAGAGTTCCGTCCCATGCCACGTACACAACGTCTGCAGACGATGTCGCGAAGATGCCTTTTGGCTTTGGAGGTGCAACGGTGTCGCCGACGTGGGTCGCAATGCTTCGTCCGTCACCACTCTGTGCGCCAAGTATCGAACGAGTGCCGTCCGCATTTGTCACAGAAATCGTGCCGCTCTGTCTTGTGGTTGCTTCCCTTGCGGACTGTGCCGCAGATGCCGCAACGTTCGCCATCTGTTCAAGTGGTGACATGATGCCGCCGAGTTTCTGATGTTGCATTACCAAACCTCCCAAGGATCAAAAATCGGGTCAAAGGTGAGTTGAACTTTATCCGTGAGGTCGCCCTTCATCTCCATAAGCCTGAGCCTGTACACATTATCTGGCAGGGTCGAGTACCCGTCTATCATAACATCGACTTCCTGACCAGGCCACACAATGCCAGGCGTAACGTTGTTGCCTTCGTCGTTGGCAAAAGTACGACCGGTAATCTGGATAAGAGGTCTTTTCGATGATTCAAGCACGGCATTCGCATGGCTTCTTACAAGGTCAGCCGTGTTCCAGTTTGAGCTTCCCTTCTGCTCCTCCACCAGTGGCCACGGGTCGTTCCTCTGGCACAGCGTCATATCCTCTGCGAGGAAACACAGCGTTCCTTCATCCTGACCTGATCCAGTGCCGTACACCCTCATCTTTGGCGCACCATGTGCAACCTTGACTCCTTCTATCGTGCCGCCGCCACGGAAACACGTTAACGTCGGAATAACTCCCGACTGCCCGAGGTACGGATTCGACTCTGAACCAGCTTCAAAAACCCACCTTACTCTATTGTTTTCAATCACTGGCCTGAATTGCATATCCGGGCCATTCTGAACGTTCGCAATAGCAGTAAGTAGTTTTTTCGCGCTGTTGTTGCCGACGTTCCATCCGTAATATGTTCGCTGCGACGAACCTTTCTCGCCAAGATATTGCCAATCAATGGGAAGGCTTCCTCCAGGCTTTGCATTTGTTGCCATGCGACCTATCTCGCAAGCGATTGCCCTGAGCGACAAGCCGCTGAAATAAATTGTGTCGTTCGTTGTCGAATCGTAACCCTTGCCAAACTTGCCTTCAGTAACCACATAACGGTTGTCGAGAAAGTCCATCGGCGACAACAAGTCAAAAGACGTATCTAGTGCAGAATCAGTGCGAAGTCCGATTATTCCGGCAACCACAGGAGAACCATTCCATAGCAGCACAAGGCCACGACGATATGGCGCAAGGAACGAATTTCTGCCCTCTTGAGTCTTTACTGGCAGAGCTTCCCACGGCACAGTGAGTCCGGAAGCATCACCCTCGCCGGTGCCTTTGTCTTTCATCGTTGTGAGCGAACAAGACGATACGGTAAGCGTCCACGATAAATTAGGAATATCGACCGGCGCGTCGATTACGCCGGTCATCGTATCGAATACAAAGCACTCCCACATATTAGACCGCCACGCCGCCGTCTACGACAATCAACCTCTGACCAGGCCACCCGCTATTATCGTAGTCCATTGTGACGCCAGACCTAGGAGCAGAACCTGAACTCCAAACCCTCGCGGTTATGGTGTGAATGCCAGCATCCGCCTCAGCCATGTCCTCGAAGCAGAGAGATACAGGCGTGTCTGGCACGCAAGTGAATCGGTAATCCCTCATTACACGGCCATCAAGCAGCCACTCTACATATCCAGAGCCGAGCCATGAGTACGTTGTCGGACTGTACGCTTTAACGTTCACGGTCATCTTGATACTTAAAAGCCTGTCAGTTGGCAGAGTAATCGTTGCCGAAGCATAATCAAAATACTCGCCGACATTAAGAGTTTTAGTTGCTTTATACGTCTTATCCGCCAGTACGCCAAGCGACGCACCGTAAGGAATCGCGAACGACCTCGACGCGGTAAGTGAAGCGTTACGGGTGTTTGTTGAACCTCCTGGCAAGAGCATACGAGCTATCTCGGTTGCATATGTAGGAATCGTCGGAGCGGTTGGAGTAGCCGCAGATGTTCCCTTTGTCACACCGACGGTTACGAGGTTATCAGCGTCACCCTGAGATTTGTCATGGGCGGTGACCCATACAACGTCTATGCGTGGATTTGCGCTTGAGTTCGCTTCGACAGTTGGAGTAACACCTCCAGAAAAATATGCTTCTGTAAAGCCGTCCGACGTGCCACGGCTACATATAGCCATGCCAGCCGAAACGTTATATGCCATCGTTTGACCGCCGGTAACCTGCAAGCCACCGACGACGCCTTTATTCAGCCATTTCTGCGCAAGCATGTGGCGGATGTCTACGTCGGTCGTTCCAATCCCGTCGGAAGTCTGACGCACTCCGAATGCAACGTTTGCCATGTTCTCCTCCTAGATGTATGTATCGCGTACTGTGACTTCTATTGTACCGTTACCCTCCGCGTTAAGCGATAAGGTAAGGCTACCACCAGCGGCCACCGTCGGAAAATTGCGCTGGAGTACATTTCTCGTCACATCAACCCCGTTCACGGATGCCGTTCTTGAGCGACAGTCGATAACAACCACAGCAGACCCGACAGGCTGTGAGAATACAAGCTGGCTGCCGTCGTCCTGATTTGTCAGGATGAAACCCTGCGGCATATTGCCGGACGCATAGATGACCGGGAAAGCTTCAGACGTTCCCGCGTTTGTAACCGTACACGTACTCTTCACAGATTCAGCACCGGCTCCGTAAGTGAGCGGATACCTTAACACTCCAGAATCGTATACGAGACCGCCGAACCCCTGAGCGGATGGATTCATAAACCCTACGGCGGTGTTCGTCGAAAGCCTCTCCGGGCGTGGACATCTAACGGTAACGGTCATATCTTCAGCGTTACGCGTAGCCTTGCCAGCCTTTGTCTCAATAGTCACAAAGCCTTCGACGTATGTATCGGACTTCTCGTCCACGACCCTGAGTCTTACAAGTCCGTGAGCCATCGCGAGCAGTGACTTCATACGCTCTTCAACCTCTACACGATTTTTCCCCTGCACTTCACACTCGATGGTTACAGTGCGCGACGCATAAAACACGGCAGACGGGTCTACGTCATGCGAACCGTCTCCGGACTCCCTTGCGGTCATACCGACCTTCGAGTCTGGCGTTGACCACCAGCCTTTAATAGTTCTTACGTTGATGCCGCCAGACCCGTCTCCACCGAGTCTGACGACCTCACCGCCTTTCGTAATTTCAGCGAACCACGTTTGCATTAGTAAACTCCCATCGCCTCAGACAGCGCGTTTCTATGCAGGATTGCTGCCGCACTGTACAGGTCATCGTCCGAACGTACAACCTTCGTGTTGAAATTCTGCTCAATCTTTGGAGGATTAGCATTTCTGCCGTCGAAGACGCTGAACATCGCGCCCTGCTGCTTGAAGTCCATCTGAACGCCGTCGATGCCGAGCTTCACGTCTTTTCTCAGCGAGCCGAACGGGTCTTCTTCCTTCCATCCTGCTTCGATACCAACCGCTACGCCCTTCGACATATTTACGCCGATGAGGTCTCGCATGAGTCTTGACGGTGAATGGATGCCAAGCCAACTCTTAACGGTATCAACCGCGCCCCTAACCGCTCCGCCGAGGGCGTCGAGGATTGCTCCGCCAGCGTTTCTGATTCCGTTCGCAATGCCCGATACAATGTTACTGCCGATTGAAACTACTTGACCAGGTATCGACTGCAACCCGCTAATTAGGTTACTTGCAAACTGCGACGCTGCGCTTGCAGCATTCGACGCCATCTGCCCAACAAACGACGCAACACTTACGATTACCGAGGCAATGAAGCCAGCGACTCTGCCGGGAACTTGCGAGATAAAACCAACAATACCGGACAGGAAGCCAGAACCCGCCTGAACAGCGCCGCTTACGAGCGAGCTTACAAAATTCCACACACTCGCCACAACAGAACCTATAAAGCCAGCGATAACGCCAGGAAGCGCCGAGAAGCCGGCTGACAACGCATTTATTGCGTTCGGAACATCAACAAGGAAGAAAATTACGAGAGCGCCAACGGCGTTCGCAACAATGGATACAAGCGCATCCCAAACAGCCGTAACCGCATTACGGAAATCCTCGTTAGTTGTCCACAACGCGATTAGTGCAGCCACAAGCGCGGCGACGGCCATGATGACGATTCCGATTGGATTTGCAGCCATAACAGCATTTAATGCCGCCATCGCGCCGCTGATGCCCTGGATGACTCCGATGACAGTCGAATACGCTTGCCAAGCAGCAAACGCTGCGCCAACCGCTGCGAGGATAGGAATTAGGATATTGCAGTTATCCGCACACCACCCGAGCACATTAACAATGCCCTGAATGACAGCCGAAACAACAGGGCCAACAACCGCCGCAAAAGTCTGAAAAGCGCTCACTAACCCGTCTATTGCACTTTGTACTTGCGACGCGTCAATCTCCGGAATATTGATGCCGAGTCCCGAGAAAACCGCTGACGCAGCGTTCCACGCGCCAGCCAAAGCTTCTGAAAGAACAGGAGCAAGTTTCTCCTGTACTCCGGACAATGCGCTAGGCAGCGCTTCAACTATTCCCTTGCCGATTCTCTGAACAGCCGGGGCAACATTAGTTGCAACATCACCAAGAGCGGTCATTAAATCGTTAATAAGACCCGTCATATCGGCGTCTGGCGAACCAATACCAGCAACAAGATTTTCCCACGCGCCCTTGACTTCGTTGATTGCACCCTCAATAGTCGTCGCACCCTCGCGGGCTGTAGTTCCGGCAATTCCTTGTTTCTCCTGAACCAGTTCGATTGCCGTCACGATGTCTGAGAATGAGTCGATTGATAGGTCAGCCGCCCGTCCGTTCGCCGCCGCATACGCGTTTGCGTCGTCGATTAGGCGCTGCATCTCTGCCTTCGTGCCTCCATATCCGAGCTTCAGATTATCGAGCATCGAATAATTCTGTTTCGCGAAGCCTTGGAATGCGTTCTGCACGTCCTGCATATTGCTGCCGAACGTGTTCACGTTGTCGCTCATAGCGCGCATTGCGACGTCAGTCTGCTCCGCCGCCTTTACAGTATCTCCGCCTAGACTGTTAATAAGTGCCGCACTGAACGAGGTAGCCTGCTCCATGTACTGATTTGCAGACATTCCCGCCGTCTGCCATGCTTTCGACGCATTCTGACTCATCAGCGCAACTGCCGGATTTAATCTGTTGTACTCGTCGCGCACCTCGGAAACAGCTCTGCCTTGCTCCTGAGCGTATGCTATAAGCGTCTGGCCGCTTCCGTAGAGCTTCGCAACACCTCCGGATAATTGCTCATAATTTGAATACGCGCTCAGCGCCATTCCACCAAACGCGAGAGCTGCTGAACCTACCGCCGCAAACGCCGCAACGCCAGCCTTTGCGACTGCCGCAAACGCCGACGTGCCTTTAGACTCAACTTCAGAGAAAGACGCCCCTGCCTTACCAGCCGCGTCCTTACCCGCCGCGTCTGCTTGGGCGCCCAAACCCGAGCCGTCAAGCTCCATACCAATTTTGATTGTACCGTCTGCCATTTCGCCACCTTCCAATGGTGGCGCTCCCTGCCTAGGGGATTATTTGCCCGAACGCCTCTTTCTGCCACGCTATTATACTCTCGGATTCTACGGTCTTCTTTGCAGGAAGACTCCACGCCGTGCGAGCTTTTGCCATACGTGAATCATACGACTCTTTCGACCCTTTCGACCACGTACGGTATGCCATTGCCTGAGACATCACAGTATCACTAGGCAATGAGCGAAACAGCGCCAGAAAACGGTGCCAGTGCATATTAAGCTCCGGGTCTGTGAGGTCTATTCCGTACGCTTGCTGGAACGCGCCTACAACGTACTCGCCGTCTTCAACAAAATCGTACGCTCTCGCAGTTGAACCTGACCCGCCGTGCGGGGTGCTGCTCTCGTTTTTTGCAAATGCGACGGCCACCTGCACCCATGAATTACCGTCTGGCACTTCGTCCTCAAATATCGCCGTTTCAGCAATCTGATTTACCTCAAGCGACTCAAGCCACGCAATCCAAATTCTGAAATCTGTTTTTATACGGAAAGTCTCCCCGTCTACCTCAAGGGCAGAGGGGAGACCACGATAACGTAAGTCAATCATCGTCTACGACATACGGAAGACTTGGCGGTTCGCCTTGCGGTTCGCTCCGGAGATGTTCGCCACGCTAGAAGCAGCATCCAGCATCGGCTTCATCTGTTCGATTTGAGCGTTCGCTCCTGACATACGTGCTTCGAGTACCGGCTTCGCATAAGCCGTATCAAGCTCGCTGTAAAGCACGGCAAGCGCGACGAGATCAATATCGTCAATTTTCTTGCCCTCAAGTCGTGCATCCACGTACTCCTTTGGCAAAGCCTTCTTAACGAACTCGTACTCCGCCTTGAATCGTTCAGCACCAGCACTAGCAGCCGCCACCTTGTCCATCTCGGCACTTAGTTTGAGCGTCATTTTTGGCAACTCGAAAGTCTGACCCTGGTCGTCGCTGTACTCAATCATGTTAAACCTGCCTTTCATAAAAGGATTCCCGCAGGGCGTATGCCCCACGGGAATATTCTAGCATCAGTGGACTCAGTTGTGAACTATTAGGCGCCTACGACGGCGTTAGCTCTGAATGTAACGGTTGTAGTACCAATGCCGGTAACGGTGCCGTTGATTGGGTCGCCGTTGAGTGAGAGCTTAAAGCTTACATTACCGTCAACGGTGTTCAAGGTGTCGCCGGTAACAGTGGCTCCATCCCAAACTTGCGCAACGGTTGGCTTTCCGGTATCAAGCGCAGGACGAACAATCATAACAGGTACCTTGCAGTCTGCGCCGACAGGGTAGCTATTCAGGAACTCGTCCATAAACTTATACAGTGGGTTCGTGTTGTCAAGTACAATCTCCTGAGGAAGCTCTGGCTGGTAACCGGTGACGACGGTCGTATCGTTCTTGCTGTTGATGTACGACTTCGTGTCGGTCTGTGGGTTATAGCTCAGTTCGAACTTTGTTGACAGGTCGATTGGCGCCCATTTATAGGTACCGGCAACCTTGCCCTTTGACGTGTCGATGAATGGAATAAACAGGTTTCTCGTGAGTTGCATTTTACTCAGTCTCCTTCTCCCAGTAAGTTATGGCAGCCTGAAATTGGTATCGCGCAAGCTGCACGTCCTGATAAGCCGCCGCGAGCGCTGGGACGTTCTGCAACGGCTCTATGGCACGAATTATACACTCATCCCCGAAATTGGGAACATTTCCGGCTTGGAACTGTCGCGCCACCCAGTCCAGCCACTCCTCGCCAAACTCCATCGCTTCGGCATTGGTACTGTCGAAGCCTTCCGACCAGTCGGCAACCATTACAAGCGAAAACGTATATCTCCGCTCAACGGTACCGTCGATAAACTCTCTCACCTTGGCATCGTTGTAGACAACATTTACCGCACGCTCGTCAGCCTTCATATCGACTGCGTTCAGCTTGAGATACTTTCCGATGCCGTCATAGGTTTTAAGCCATTTTACAACCGCATCCGTCTTGCCTTGAACTCTCATAAATGCCTCCGTGCGCTTCTGTAGACCGCCATACGGGTCGGTTTCCATGCAATGTGGGTATTTACATATATTGCCGACTCCATTGCCTTAAATCGGCTCCTATCGCTTCAAATACGCTGTGGCAGCCTGTGCAAGCTCTCCGATATGAGCCGCAGAGTAAGCATCTGCCCAGTGCGAAGTTGCCAGTGCGTGCCGCTCATGTGAAAACTTCAGGCCGTCACCATAGTACACTATGCCAGCGTACGGCGTGGTATAACTCACTTCAAATGGAGTCGCCACGGCAGAAGCATCAAGGAAGCCGTCCCTCATGGGAACGTACGGGGACATGCCACGCATGGCTTCGGTTGCAAGGAATAGTCCGAGTCCGTCATTCTTTGGAATAGAGTCAAGCTTTCGGTGGACTCCTTCAAATTTAAGCTCTACCTTCACGCCATCCTCCTTTTCCCTTTAGCTTTTCTATATGGTAGTCATATGGTAGTCATATGGTATAGGTTCGACTTTTAAGTCAAATTGATTTGACTTTTTAGTCAAATGGAAATGACTCAAAAGTCAGAGACTATGCCCCTTCAAGATGCAGCACGTTCGCATATCTGAGCATGCCTGGGCCGCCTTCCACGCCTCCATTATTTGATAAGTCGCGGAATACGTGGACTTCGAAATGAGGGTGAAGTTGAATCTCCGCAAGCACTTGCTTTTTGGTCGGATTGCCCGCAAGACTCGACGCTCCTAGCATGACATAATCGCCAGTCGATGCCGTGAGTGCGTCCGTTGGTCGCTCCTTGCAAAATTCTGCATACGGAATATAGCGCATCGTTGATGACGGAACTTGCACCACGCCAGCCTTAGCAGTGAGTGCTACACCCTGGGCGTCAGTGGTACGAGAAACTCTCTCGCTCCACATGGCAGGTGAAAGTACGCGGACTTCGTACACATCCTGCTCAATGCCGGCATCCTTCGCTCCTACGCGATTGAACACCGTCACGGTCTGATCCAGAACTTTGTCAACGTCGATGTTCATTTTACAGCGCTCCGTTGAAATAAACACAGGCGGATGTAAGGTCTACCGGCAAAATCTCAAGCACGCGCTCCATACATTCGTACTCAGCCATGGTGACGGTGGTCTGTGAGCCTGAGCCGAAACCAAAGGAATTTACGCCGTTGTTGAACGAAGTTACGACCGTGCCGCCAGCGAGTGACTTACGCGCTTCGTGGATTCCGTCCAAGCGGTCAATTATCGCCTTCATAGCATGATGCACGGGAATGTCAAGATTTTGAGCCTTGAGGTCTGCCATAACTTGCTCGTTATGTAGACGGTTGAGTGTCCAATGGTCAAGCAGAAGCTCGGCTTCTGATTCATAGCTAGGGAACATCTCCTCTGAGATTGTCCCGCCAAGCTCTTTATATCGCTGATATTCGAGGTACATTTTTCCTCCTTACGAAGTAACCCCCCACCGCAAGGCAGGAAGCGGCGGGGGGTCTATGGAGAGGGGGTTAACCTCTCCGCTCATTGTACACCATTAGGCGGTGAACTTAACAGTAGCAACGGCTACGCACTCTGGGCGAGTGACTGCCGCGCCGTAAACGTGCAGACCCTTGACAGCATCGCCAAAACGCTTCTCTGGTCGATATGCCTCAGTCTTGAGAATCTGCTGAGCATAGGTGCCGCAGATTGGACTGGAAGCCACAACGCTGTAGGCGCCTGCTGCTGGTGATGGGCAGTTGACGGATGTCAAGATGTCGAAACCGGCAGCACGGAAGACAGAACCCTCGGTCAGACGCTTCTGAGCATCCTCAGCGGAAACCTGGACGAAGCGTGGGTCAAGAAGCATAAAGCCTTCAAACTCGCTTGGCAGGACACAGACGCGGCCTTGTTTTGGCAGCTTGGCTTTATCAAGTGCGGTCTTCATGTTTACGAGAATCTCGTAAGCGTTGTCCTTGGTGATAGTAAGAGGGGCGGTCTTATTGCCGAGGTTTGTGGTGACTGTGCCGTTAGTTGCAAGAAGATTGCCGAGGTACTTATCGGCAGCATCGCTGAAGCCGTAGCCGGCTCGTGCAGTAGCAGTATCAAGCAGTGAGAGCTTGCTCTGTGCAGCGTCTACGTCATCGACGGCAATGTTAAAGTACTTCGCCTGATTGATGGTGAGCGTCTTAACGGTTGGAGTAACCTCGTCTGCTGCGGCAATGTCAGCATTCTTGGTGTAGTCCTTGATTGATACGTCGCCGATTGCGCCGATTTTGACGGTGTCGCCAGCCTCGGTGATTTCGCCCTCGTAGTCGCGGTTAAACAACTGCGCATAGACAAGGGACTTGTCGAGAGCGTCGAGAATCTTTGCGCTCCAAATGGTAGGAATAAACTTCTCTGTTGCCATGGTGGCTCCTTACTTCTGGTCTTCAAGTAGTTTGTTTACTTCGCTCATGTGCTTGCGGACTTCCTCTACGGACATATTCTTGAGGTCGTCAAACGATTGAATAGGCGTGTTATTAGAACCGCCGCCGTCGTTTGCACCTGGCATCTTCTTTGGGTCGCGGTGTGGGTTTGCCCAAATGCCGTCTTCATCAACGGTTACCGAGTCGAGAATTGCTTTAGCTTCCATGTCCGGATTAGCCTTCGCTTTCTCAAAAGCCGCTGTGAAAATAGCGTTCTGCACAATGCTGTTCGCAAATTTACGCTCGCCAACCGCCGTATTGAACTTCGCCTTGAACTCCTCCTTGGCTTTGCCCTCGGCGTCCTTGGCTTGGCGCTCCTCGTCGGCCTTCTTGTACTCGGCCAGCTGTTTCTGCATAGCTTCGAACTCTTCGGTCTTTGCAGGGTCAGCCTTCTGCGCGGCTTCCAAAGCCTCGTTTGCCTTTGCGAGCTGTGCTTCAAGGTCGGAAACCTTCTGCGCTTTGCCGTCAAGCTCCGCCTTCGTGCGGTAATTCTCCAACGTTGCCTTTTCGATTGCCTTCAGCTTCTCGTCGTCAAGCTCGACGCCGTTCGCCTTCAGAATGTCCTTGATGTTGTCCATTGCACTCTCCGTCCTAGGATGATTTTTAACCGTGCTCCCCACGGTGGGGACGGTCGCACTCAAGCGTGCGCCGCTGTGGATGATTATACGACAAAATAAAACCCGCGACTAGGCGGGTTTGTTGAGCGTTCATTTATTTAGTTTTGATGGCTTTAATCGGCTATGCGCCGTCTATTCCGAGCAACCTGACGTCTGTTGCGTCGTCCTCGACCTGCCAGAACGGCTTCCCGTATATACGCGAGAGCTTTGCTATTGTGCTCTCGTAGTAGTCATACTGCTCACGGTCATAGAAGCGGTTTATGAGATTTAGACCCTTCTCGTACCTGCCTTTTGAACATCGTTACTCCGCCTTCCTGTCGAATCTGACTACTGCCATCTTGCCACTTGCTTCGATACGTTTTTCTGATTTCTTCACGTCCTTGAGTGTACCGTAGCAGTGACAGATACACCTCCCGTCCTGGTAGATAGCGTATCCGTAGTACATCGTTCCTCCTTACTCTGCTTCCACGATGATTACTTCGACGTCACTTGGGAAATTAGGATTGCCGACCATTTCCTTTGCGTATCTATCTCTCATTTCAACAGCTTCTTCGTATGCCACTGTTCCGCCGAGGAGGCATCCGTGGTTTGTTTTGACGTAGTACTTGACGCCAATGCTTTTTCCGTACTCAATTGCCTGGTTCTGATTTAACATTTTGTCCTGCCTTTCATTTGGTTGTTTTGTCTTTCTTGTTAATATTATTATAGCATGATTGTTCATACTTGTGAATAGTAAATGCAGAAAAAATGGCAGAATTTTTTCTCTGCCACCTTTTTATTTCCATTCATATGCCACCATGCGGTCTTCGCGTGTTCTCACGCCAGCCGCCTTACTCTCCTGGCGGTATCTCCTGACAGTAGCGTCTATCGTCGCATCGATGTTCGCGGTATCGCTACCCGCCGCTTCAAGAATAGCTTTCTGAGCTTTGAGCTTACGAACAGATGTCTCCATCGCTCTCTGCCGCTGTGTAAATTCGTAAGCGGTCATTTCACGGTCGCCAATGGTTACTTTTCGGCTGGACTGCTCACGGTATTTCTTTAGCTGCTCGGGTGTATTCGCTTGCTTCGAGACGCCTAGCAAAATCGGGAACGTTTGGTGTCGGCAGTTATATCCCTGCGCAATTGGACGCTCCAAGCCGTCTTGAATTGTCTGAAATTGTGCATTGGTGAACTGCCTTCCCTGATATGGTGCGTGGTCCTCAGCGCACAAACCATGAGCAGAAACCTCCACGCCGTCTGCCCCAAACGCCCTACCGACTTCATCTCGCGCCTCTTGCATCGTCATGCGGTAATTGTCCATGATGTTACCCATGACGGCGCTGTAAAGCTCTCTCGTTGCCCCTGATTCATATTGGACTCTCACACCGCCGGACGCAAGCTGCTTCACCATGTGGTCGTACGCTTGCTGATATGCCGTCTCCCCGGATGAACGCATAGCACTTACAGCGTTAGTCAAACAATCGCGATATGCCTGTGCAATCGGTGTCGCGGTGCCGTCTTGCGAGACGATCCTTAAGACAGAAGTTCGACACATCGACTCGACATCCTTGGCGGCCTTTGATGCTCCGGAGGTTATGAATTGCTTAGAGAACGGTATACCCATCACGCTCCGGAACGGTCTGCCAGATGCTTCGAACAATGGCTCTGCCCAGGAGTCAATATCCTTTGCCCCGGCGTCGAATAGCAAGCCTGCACGCTTGCTCAACATTGTCGAAAGAGTCGCGGCAATTACGGAGATGTCCGACATTCCGGCTACCTGCCACTTCGAGACATCGGCGTACGTCGTGTCCTTCTCTATTCTTCTCAGGCTGCCTGCTATGACGCGCAGCATGGCCACTTCTGCCGCGAGGGTGACCATCTGCAAATCGTCTCTTTCGCGGTTCTCGTCCAACTCTTTCACCTCTTCGGGCGTCTACTTACAACTCTTTCAGCATCTACTTACAACTCTTGGAACACAGGCTGCACCTGCTTTGAGGCTGCTATCTCCTCTACCCTTTGGCGTGCCACCTCTGGAGACTCACCCATGACCATCATGCGATAGTCCACTGCGTCGGTCGCTCCGATGGCATTACCGGCAAGGATTGCGTTCTGCTGGTCTGAGAAGGTGTTAATGTACTCGTCGCTCCATTTGTATTCGGGGTCATACTCGCCCACAGGGGTGATTCCGTAGTAGCTTGCGAGTACATCCCACGCGTAAATCATGTCATCGAGGTAGCTCTCCGCAACGCCGCGAGCGGTCTCGATGAAGCTCTGAGTCTTCACCGTTGCCTTGCGTACGTTGTCAACGTTCTGATAGCTCATGTCGTTTAGATTTGAGAGAATACCGGAGCTTACGCCTACCGCCTTCTCAACTTCCTGATATTGCTTCTCCAGTGCGTCCACGTATGGCTGTAGCTGAATTGTTGGCGCCCACTCAGAAATTAGATTACCAGTGCCACGCAGGTCACCTCGCACGTCCATGAAGAGTCGCTCACGTCCCTTTGGCATAGTGAGTTGTGACGCTATGATGTTGCCTTCCTGGTCGCGTCTAAACTCCTTCGAGAACAGAGATTTATCGGCGATGATTGCCTTCTCAGAAAGTCCAAACTCGTTGTGCATCTGCTGCGTGAGGTAGTGAATTTCTCTAATTGGCGCGGATGCTCCAAAGCAAATAGGCGTACCCTTCTGCGCATTTGGGTGCTGAGGGTTGAGAGTAAAACTGCGGTATCTGCCGATGAGCAAACGGTCAACGTTGGGAATCCACCACTCCTCCTCGTTGTTAGCTGCCCAGTCCGGGAATCTTGCCCAGTCAGCTTCGCCTTGAATGTTGCCATCCTTGGCAATAAAGGTTCTATAGTGGTTCGCATATGCCTGAGTGCCGTCTACCGCTACATATGGTACAAGCTCAATAAGGCGTAACAGTGTCCACTTGCTGCCGTACTTCTCATGCTTCTCGTCAACCACGTAAATACATGAGGTAATTTGACGACCGTTCGCCCCGAGAATTGCGAAGTCGCTCGCAGACACAATAGCATTATCCATGCCGCGTCCATTCCATGATGGGACGGTGATACAGTCGCCGGTCATGAATGACATAGCCACAGCATTGACGAAGCTATCCCTGACAAAATCAGAACTTACCGAATCAAGGAATCGCGCTCTCGCTGATGTTCCTACAACCGGCATAGTGAACTGCATAGCCATGAGGTTCGCAAGACTCTCGGAAACCATAGCTTCAACGCTGTACTCCGTGCCTTTCTTGCCAGAGTCCCTGAATGCCTGGCTTTGTTCCATGCCCTGAATACGGCGATTTAGTCTCCTCGCTAGTTCATCTAAAATATTGTCAAACAATCCCATGTTTTCACCTTTCTCCGGGTCTCGATGATATTTTACGCTACATCCAGCGGAAGCACGACAACTCTCTCAGTCCAACAGTCTGAACAAAATAACGCATTGCATCACAGGCGTGGTCATCCTCCTTGATAACCTCCTCCTGCTTCTTCTTCTCGTTCCATCGATACAAGCCTAGCTCAGACAGTAGTCTCTCGCACTTGTGGCTTATTAACAGGTCGCCCTGATCCATTGCAGTCATGACGTTACTAATACCCTCTATGACGGCATTGTTCGCTCCGCGATAGTCCCAGTCGCCGTGACGGTGCAGACATTCCATAAACGAGGACGACGACGGGTCAATAACAACAAGCTCCACATACTTCTTAGCCATGAACTTCTTCAGTGCTTCGTAGTGCTCTTCGTCTGTTCTCCGGTACCCCTCGGCTTTGGAATCAAAACAATACTCGTCTACCGCATACGCCTTTCCGTCTTTTATTACCCAATCTATGGCCACAAACGGGTTAGTGATGCCGTAGTCGATTGAGACATAGTGCGGGGACTTACGCACTTCGTCTTCCGGAAGCTCTGCGCACATTGTGGACTCTCTGAATTGCTGATAGACCAAACCTTCAGCAAGAACCCACAAGCCACGGATAAATCGGTCGTAGAACACGCCTGAGTACATCCTCTCGTAACGTGCCATCGTTTCACCACTCAGCGTTGGGTTATCCTTCATGGTGAACTTCAGCACGAGGATGCGCTTCTCGTCTGCCTTGTCAATGAAGTCTCTCTTTACAAAGTGAGTCGGATATGACGGGTTACAGTTCCACCAGAACTTTGAGCCATCCACAGAGCATCGAGCCATCGCCTGGTCAACGAAACTGCGCGGCATCAGTGCCACCTCGTCAAGCAAACACCCTGCCGCTGTCATGCCCTGGATAACGTCCTGCGACTGCTCAGAGCTTGCACCAAATAGCCAGTACGTATTTGTGCCAACTCTCACGTACCCATCTCCACGGTGGTAGTCGTACTGCATCCCCATGGTCCGCAATATTCCGAGCATCGGCAGAACAACGTTTCGCGTGAGTGAGCCTATCGTTCTGCCGGCAACAATAAAGCTGCGGTGTGAGAAACTTTTTTGCGACCACAAAATGAACCCAATAATCATGGAATGTGTTTTGCCGGAACGTACCGCACCTTGAGCGATAACTCCATCATAAGGACAAGCGCCCGACCACCATGTGGCTAGGCGCCTTTGCTTTTCACTGAACTCTATCACTTGTCGTCACCGAGTCCCAACGCATCAATCCATTCTTTAATATCAGCGTCCTGCTCTTCGTTGATTGCGATATCCTGACGGTCTCGCCACAGTGCAGGCTGGCGGTTCTTAAGCCAGAAGATACAAGCGGTCACGTCTGGTGCAAGCTCTCGCTCTATCTCCTCAATTCGCTCAACGTGAGGTTGTCCGTTATCGTCAAGCTTTACTACTCGCTTCGTCTCTCGTGACTTGCCACCCATTGCTCGCTGGTACAGAGTTCTCTCTACGTCCATGTCCGCAAGGGCGCGGCTCTCATTTAAGGCTTCCGAAAACTCTGGGTGCGTCTCCCTCCATTTGTAGATAGTCGATAACGCTACTCCCATCTCGTCAGCTATCTCCTCGACCGTAGCACCGCGCAGTAACAGTCCCCTCGCCCACCTTGGGTGGTACTTAGGGTCATACTTCGTCGGTCTACCTCCTGGATGCGCCATTAGTCTCTCCTAGCATGTTCTCGAATATCTCCCATGGACTGCTTATCTCCCCGGACTTCATCTTCCGGTCAATAAGCGCCTTCACGCCTTTTGCCGTTGTCTCGGGAATTGCTGCCCTACCGAATAGCTTCATAATTGGAGTATACGCCCTGCCATCGTCCTCACCAAACTCACGCAGAGCGGATCTAGTCATGAGCCATACCGCTGCTCCTGCGTTCTTAACGTCTCCGTACTTCTTTGTTGATTGCAGAGCCTTTACAAACGGTTCAAACTCCTCCAGTGGCACTACAAGCTCCACGTCTGCCTTTGCTGCGTGCTTGCATAGATTCTCAATATCTTCAAGCTGGTGACTCAGGAATGTCATCTGCACGGTCTTCCAGTCGAAATCCACTTGCGGGACTGGCATCTGCCTTGCCCTCTCAGTAGCCGCATCAAAGTATTCCTTACCCATAGCGCTCTCCAACATATCATCCACGTCGGTGATGATGTCGGCTATGCGCCTGAGCATATCCTCGTCGTCCGTACCTTCGATAGCATTGTGAGCAAGCTGTTTTGCTGCGATAGACGAACGTGTGAGCTTTGTTCTATCCAGCAGTACGTTAACGTGGTCTAATCCTGCTGCCCTTGCTGCCCTCGTACGGTGATGCC